GTATGTATCAGTAATATCATTTACACCGCTAATAGTAATTGTAGCCGTTCCTGTAACAGTCGTACATATAGCAACTGCCCTGAATCTGTTTCCAACATCTTCATACTGATCTTCTGGTAAGGTAGTTTCCAAAACTAATTCAGGTCTTAAATTCCTTAACTGATAACCCCTATTAGAAAAGTCTGCTAGAACAATCTGATTTGCAGTAGTTTTTTGTTTACTGTAATCCGTTTCACCAGTCCATAGGTAGTTAGCAAGTTCAGGAACTAACCCCTTTAAGTCTAACTCTACAATATAATTTTTTAAGCTCATAGTTTAAACAGGGGTGAACTTAATCACCCCTATATTTTAATATTAGTTTCCTACTGGTCTTGCTGTTGCAAATGCGGTAATAGTAGCTGTTGAAGCTGCTGTACCTGTAAGCAAGTAACCCAATCTTACATACTGTGAAACTTCTTTAGGTAAGGTTATGATTTTCTCAAATGCTGCCGAACCTGTAACAGTCGGGACTGTGAGAATGTTTGTAGTCGGAGCTGTTGCAGTTCCGCTTACAACTGTTATAGCAAGTGTACTTGCAGCAGTCGCTGAAATAGCACTTACATAAACAACTACATCAATAGGTGAACCTACACCAAAATTACTCGCACCTAAGTTTATTTCCGAAGTGGAATAAGCCTGTGTAGTTACTGTTAATGATTGAGCACTGGAAAATAATAATGATTTATCTTTGGCTCTATATCTTGGAGCTAATGCCATATTAGTAATCCCCCTCTCTTAACTGAATGTTTCAGTATCTGTTATGTTTTCATCTAAGAAGATGGGAATACCGTCATAACTTGCCGGACTAAGTTTTATTTCTCTTTCAGCAGGTAAGTAAGTAATTGTGGATTTTAAACCCTTAATTAAGTTCAAACCTGTTTTATTTACAAATATAGCGTCACACTGGAAAGGTAACATCGCTGTTATAATTGCATCCATGTTAGCTACTGTTGGTGCTATTGCACTTGTTAAGCCCATGTATCTGCCAACGCTTCTAACGTCATAGATAGCAAGTCCATACTGTGCTTTAAATTCAGTTGTGTACCACTGTAACTGATTTGTACCGCCTGAATCTGGGAAGTAAACCTTGCCCATATCCTCAGCACTTAATTCTTTACCAGCAGTTACAACACCCTGAACACCCTTCATCATGCCTTGCTGTGTAACAGCGTCACGGAATGATACGAAGTATATTGAAGTTGAAGAACCCGAAGCACCTGTACCGCTTTTTACGGTTGCAAATGCTGTGCTTGAAAGGATTGTAGCAATACCATCGGGCTGTGTTTGACTTGTGGTATTGTTACCGTAAAATAAATGACCTGAAAAAAGATTTGAAATACTTGCAAGGTGTGATAAATCCTCTTCCTGCCTTAAAGCAACTGCACCCTCGGGTGAGTTATCTGCTAAATCTACATCAACAGTTGACCTGTCATTGTAGAGATATGTTGTATAGATGTAATCTTCAATGAGTGATTTAGTCGGTGTTATACCCTCATTGTACATCCTCGTTACTGCTGTTCCTAAGCCTGTACGTTTCTTTACTTTGTAAGAATTACCGTTAATTGATTTAAAGGGTAACTGCTGTAATAAAGCATTACTCTGAGCCATTGACTCAATTAAACCAACCGCAGCATCGTTTCCGTTTCGCTTAGCAACGTCTATTAATGTTAGATTTGCCATTAGTTGTTCATTGTTTTATAATTAATAATTGGTTTATCATCTTGCGGTTTTGCCGTTTGATGATTGCTTCCACCTGTTTGAGGTTTCGGCTGTGTATTCATTTCAACAAATTCCTTTAAGTCGCTAAGGTCCGTTAACTTCTCACCTATTTTCTTTACCTTATCATCGGTTATTAATTTAAGTAATCGTTCCCTTTCAGTCTTGTTGAAGTTAGTCCACTTGTCCGCTTCTGCCTGAAGTTTCTCAAGTTCTGATTTCAAGGTTTCTAATTCAGCTAATCTGTCATTAGCAAGTTTCTCGAATTCGCCTTTAGCAAGTGCATTGGCATCTTCAATCTCTTTTAATTTCTTTTTAGCTTCATCACGTTCTTTTTTAAGTTTCTCAAAGTGTTCTGTATTATCTACTTTGCTTAACTTCTCTTCGAGTTCCGCTTTTGTTGTTTCTAATTCTTTTAGCTTCGCTTCCGTTTCGGCTAATTTAGCTTCCGCTGTTTTTTCATCTGCCATAATAATTTAGACTTCCGTCTTTTTAATTTTTTGTGATTGTTTCCACTTTAATAAATATTTGTTTAACTCTATAATTTCATTGTCCATTTCAGCTATCACTATACCTAAACTTAAACTATCAAACCCCGCTAACTTTTGAGCTAACTCAATAGCTGAACTATCACTGATTGAGTCCCTGCCCTGAATTGTCTGTTTGATTAACTGGATCGTTTCCGCTTGTGTTTGTACTTGTGGTTTCTGATTTGAATTTTGTTTTGTATTCTTCATTCTGTATTAAAATTTGTTCTGCTTCCGCAGTTGTTAAATCGGGGTTTTCACTTAATAAGTAATCTACCTTAGAACTTAAACCCTCATTAAGTTCAAATGTCCATTTAGCTATTTTATCCGCTTCGTTCAATGGTGTAACTCTTTCAATGAAATCACATCTAAACTGCAGGTTATCCGCCAACTTGGTCCCTGATGTCCTGTAATTGTAAACAGTCTTGACTACTTCATATAATCTTTCCTCAAAGTCTTTTAATATATCCTTGTCATCTAATCTTAATATTTCAAGCTCTTCCATGTCAAATGCTTTTGATACACCTGACTTCACACTATCTTTGTTAGTAGCTGATTGACCGCTTAACCCGTTCATAGCAAGTATATCATCTATATTCTGCTTTGAACTTGCATCTAATTCGCTTATAGGAGCATTTGTAGCAACTGAATCGATAAACGGTGTTTCATCTTCTGCCTTGACATCATTAACGGTAATAATTGAGTTAGGAGTAATATCAGCAGTTCCAGTTATACCAGTGTTAACAGCGTATGTTATACCCATACCCTGTAATGTCTTAACCCACTTTTGATTAGATATGTCTATATCGTGCCATATGTTATCCTCAACAAGTCCCGTCATTCCTATACCGTAATAATCCTCACCCTTTTTAAAGCGAAGTGTTACAGATGGTATAATACCTTTCCCTGTTTCATCTTTGTAGGGGTTCAACATTCCCTCATTACCTGGAATAGCTTCTTTAACGGGGATGTGTAATTCTTTTAATACACCATCTATGGTAACTTTAAATTTAGATTTACTATCAACTAAATAATAATGTTCATTCTCTGTCCATACTTCCCTTACCTCACGTTCAACACCGTTAGCGTCTATTAGGGTCAAATCAAATAGAATTAAATCCTTTATGTATTTACTTTCCGCATTCTCCCAAACACTAAACCAGTTAGGAGTCCATACATCAAATTCAAGTTTTTGTGTAACATTTCTCCATACAGGTTTTACTTCTACACAATTGAATAACTTACCCGCTTTATACCAATCCTTTTGAGCTTGTGTTATTCCAGCGTCTTTGTAGATTTGATTTAATAGTTCAGTCTGATCTTCGTTAACATCACCGTTATCATCTACTAAGTATCTGTCAACCCCTGAATGATACGTGGTACAAAGATTATTCAATACCTTATTAACAATATCCCTATGTACCTTCGGGAGTAGTTTAGCACTTGAAGCCCTGAACATCCCGTCTTTAGTAGCGTATTCAGTTAAATACTCTTTTATATTCTCGGTGTCATTCTGCCAAAAATAGTAAAGCATAAAAGCGGTAAGTTTCCTGTTCTTATCACTCTCAATCAGTACCCGTAATAAATTTATATCTTCAATCATATATTTGTGTAGATAGTCGGTTTTCCCTTTAAACTGTATTCGTATTCAGTCATATATCTAAATCCATCTGTCAAGGCTGTGTTAGCGTTCTTTTCTGCCGTGCTCTTGTCAATTTCTCGTTTCTGCTCATGCCATAATGTTTTTTCAAACGATTCTATTGACTGTTTGCATTTAGGGTCTATAAAGAATTTACGTTCACCCTTTGCATTGCATAACCTTGCATTTAACGAATTAACTGAATTAACAACACTGATTGTCTTTTTAATTCTTATGTCCGCTTTAGGAATAACCTGTTTTATAATATCAAAATCAGTTGCACTACTTCTCGTATTTCTTGAGCTGCCCGTATAATCACCGTAAACTATAAATTCGCTATTAGGGTATTTAGCAACTACTGCCTTAATCATTTCCTCGGTGTATGTATCTTGTTTTATCATTTCATCTATAACGTAATCACCCTCGCTATACCTTTGTACAAATCCCCACTTACAAGGATTTACGTTAAAATCCAATGTTAAGCAAATAGGTAAATTAGGGTTGTATTCCTTAGCCCTAATACTTACATTCCTGTCAAATCCATAATAAACCCTGCCAGTAGCGGTTTCAAAACTTGCTTCATATTCCTGACGGAATGTCTTTTCATCTAATTCGGTACGTGCCTGCTCTATTTCAGTATCAGAAATAAAGGGACTATCAATAGTTTTATATGTCCATGATTGCCATTCAGGGTTTCCCGTCTTACCTTTTACATATAAATCATATAATACGTCATACCCATTTGTTGTAGATATAAATACCGCTTTGCCTTTATAATCACTTAATGCAGGTCTGATTACTTCAGTCCATACACTTTGCTCCATATCACGGAACTCATCTATAACGGCTAAATGCAAACCTCTACCCCTTAATCTATCCGGTGAGTCTGCTGTTTTTAATACTATCTTTGAGCCATTTAATAATCTTGTAATTGAAAGGGCTGTTTCATTTACTCTTATTTTCCAGTTTAATTCCTTACATCTTTTCTTTAACTGCTCCCAGTGAATATCCTTCGCCATTTCCCTTGTCGGACATATTATCCAGCTTAAGCTATTGGGAATAGTCTTAGCCACCCTCAAGGCTTCTTCCCTGCCTAATACAGACTTACCCCATCGCCTGCCCGTTACAACTACTTTATTCCTTACGTCTGTATAAAATATTTCGTTTTGATGAACATGAGATGAAACAAGTATGTTAGAAGTTGTCTTGTTCTGGCTTGTCATCTGATAAGTCAATTTTGTCAAGTTGGAATAAGGATTCACATA